ACTTTAAGTTTTCACGACAGTACACGAACCGTTGCCATTCCTCATCATCAAAATTATCACTGGCATATGGAATACCAACCACATAAGCACAGAATCGATTAATCTGTTCTGTTTTGTCCATGGTTGTACTGGCAATCACAGATGCAAGTAGAATTTCAATCATTTGTTCATTTGAAGAGTAGGAACAGGCATTCCACCTTCGGTAGGCACATAGATGGTCACATTACCATTCTTGCTGCCATCTTCCAGACCAGTAATATACAGATACTGAAGATACTCACGGTTATCCTTCAGACTATCACCAATGATTTGGTTTGCTTTGGCAACACCAGTAGCACGGATGATTTCAGCATCAGCAAGTTGTTGAGCACTATCTTTCTTTGCCTGTGCTTCAAGAACTGCTACCTGACGAGTATATTCTGCCTTCTGAAGTTCTGCCTTACCAGCAAGAGATTGTTGCCACACATTATACTGGGGACCACCAATAAAGAGAATAGCAGCAAATGCACCCACACCAAGCACCAACCAAGCAGCAGCAGGGTCAATAAATCCGTTTTGTTGTTTCACAATTTACCTCAAATAAAATTCAGGGAATAATCCAATCGTAACCATCAGGTTCTTTAACAGTCTCAAATCCATCATATTCATCAATACGATAAGGACCAGAGACTTCTTCAATAGCAAGTTTAGCACACATTCCGTTTGCTTTGTCACCCAGTTCTTCTACAACTTGAACAAGAATAGGGTCGTGACGGACAATATTATGGTCACTCCAAGTTTGTTCGGAATACTTTTTATTGTAAGCAATTCGTTCTTCAATTGGTGCAGAATACCAATCTTCTGGTTTTGTAAGACGTTCTTCGGGTGGAACCAACCAAACAGTGAACATATCCATGAAGTCACCATCTTCAATCCAAACTTCTTTGCCTTGAAGTTCCCAGTAACGTAGACATGCTTCACGGGAAAGATTGAACCCACCGTATTTGGCATTATATACTACTTTAGTCATAATCAAAGTTTGAAAGGAGAAACAATAATACGGGGTTCAACATAAACAGGACGGGTTTTGCCACTACCAGAAGGATCAGAACACATCACCCAAGTTCCTTCGGCACTGGAAGGAGAGAACAAACCATTAGGATCTGCCTGAGGAAGAGTCGTGCCAGTGTATTCATACTTCTCAGGATTGGTATATTGTGTGGCAGCAGGAAGACCATAACCAATAGAGTTACACAGAAACACTGGACGACCAGTAGTTTCAGGAACAGTGTAAGTATAAGTCACCAGACCATCCTGGTCACGCATCTCAATAATCTGCTTAAGCAATTTACGCTCACGGAAGTTCTTGATAGCAGGCATACCAGTCTGTGCCGTGCCTTCTTGTAGAATGCGTTCTTGTTGTGCTCGTTGCTTATCATCAGAATCTCCATATTCATCACACCCAACAAGAGTTACGCTCAGAAGTGCGATTGAAGCAAGAGCAATAAAAGGTTTCATGGTTTTGTTGATTACTTTGTTATTATAGGGTAAGTTGGTGAGAGGTGGGAGGGGTCTTGTGTCAGTTAGTCAAGTGTCCTCAACCCTTATGATTTTTATCAAAGGGTGCCTTGAAATAATGATTAGCAGCAGAATGGTAAATCATCACACCTTCAGGATTCATAAAACCTTCAGAAGCAACAGATCCTTCAGATTGAAGAGTTTCCATCACATCATCAATTGCAATAGTGCTAAACTCCCCAGTATAAAGAGTTGGAACCACATGACAACAGGCGGGAATGTTTTCATAATTCCAGATATTCACATTGAACAGAGAAAACCTCTTCTCACCTTTAGGGAGATTGTATCCTCGTTGAATGCCACTACCCCACCACTCTCCATGATGACGACCAAAACCAAGTTTCATCAGTTCATCTTTATTTTCAGATGCCCAACGATGAAAACCAAAGTTATCGGATTCTGCACTCAACCAACGATTGCGACTTCCAATAAACATATCTCCATCATCAGTGATGTAGATGATGCCATTAGTTCCATCAATCTTTTCAGTAACCACGCATTCCTTATGAAGGCGGGGAATCTTAGCAAAGGGAATAAATTCAGGATAGTTAGTAGTCATCAGAATTACTGAGGAAGATTAGAAATAAAGGACTGAAGATCGGAAGGCATGGCATCAGCAGGAACTTCAACGGCACGATGTCGAATCACATCAGCAAGTGCTTTCTTATGTTCAGGTGATGCTTTAATGTATTCAAACTGCATGTTCTGTAGTTCTTGAACAGCACCAGTTCGGAAGGATTTTGACTGTTCAAAAGTATTCCTGCGAACATTCTCAAACTTAGGAGCAAAGAATGAAGTGAAGATCAGTTCGTGATAGGCAACTCCCCAAACGAAAGCACCAAAACCAACGACACCACCGACAATAGCAAGAATAGGTTTCATTTGGAAGATACGTTAGACTTGAAAATAAGATTAGCGAGAAAGATAATAGCAAAATTCTGCCAGAAGGACAAGGTTACACCAAACCAAGACAGAATGAGACCAAGCAACCATGCTTCAAAGAATAGTCCCGCAACAGCAAGGACAATTACACCAAAAGCAAGACCAAAAGCAGTAGAAGTTTTCATGTCAATCCTCGAAACGATTTGCCCAGAGGAGAACGAACATCTCCTTCAGGTTTTCCAACATAGTATAACGCTGAATGATGTCATTGTCAATAGGCAATCCATGAAGACCCATATCATGTGGAGACACAAGATGATAAGCTTCAATAGCGTTCATGAGCACATCATTAATAAGTTCGTGCTGTGCTTCTGTCAGTGTGACAGTAATATCACCAGTATTCATGATAGGATCAGAATGCGATTTCTTCAAGGGTGGGCACGTTCATGCTGCTGTCAGTGGTGACTTCATCAGTAACACTGTAACCAATGATAGCGTCAAGAATGTTCAGGATTTGCTCGCCGTTAGAACCTTTGCGAAGCATGGAGATCAGAACTTGCTTGGTCATGATGATAAAAGGGGTAAGGTTTACAATCAGTTTTCGATGGGGAACAGTTGCCAAGTGTCAGGGTGAATACCCATCTCTTCACAACGAACCTCATAGGCAATACGCTGGAGCAGACGGAGATCCATGTCCAGCACCGCTTTACGGATGGTGTGACGGATCTGGGCGTCTTGGGTGGTGTCAGTAACCATGTCGGTTGCTTGAGTACCTACTCATTATAGGGGTGAAACCACCCCAGTGTGGGGTGGTGTGTGCCAGTTGTTATGCTGTCACATAGTTGGGGATTTCAACCTGAGTTGTGTTAGTTTCTCCCCAACCGATTTTGTATGCTTTCCAGTTACCGTTGAGGTCATACAGGTAAGAATACTCTTCACCAGAGTGACCAGAGATGAACTCATCAAAACTGGTGTGATCTACGTCCAGTTCTTCACCACGTTCGGTGTGATAGAGTGGTTGAGCGTCACGAGTGGGAGAATAAATCCAATTCCCTTTCTCATCCACAACAACCTTGCCATCCACATCACGAACTGCTTTAGTTACCCACAGGTGAGTTGTGTGGAGAGAAGACATGCTGCCACCGTCGATCAGTTCCTTTACGGCATCACGGTCTTGGTAGTGCTCAACAAGAATGCGACCGTTGTTTTCAACATATCCATCGTAGTGGCAGTAAACACTAACCACAGTGTGGTCAGGAAGTTCGTAACCGATGCGAGAGCGAGTGCCCATGTGGTCTCCGTTGTTGACCTTCATATTATAGGGCACACTGCTGGGGGGACCGCAGGGGCACTGTGCCACTTCATCAAGTGGACCTTATATACTTGACTATTCTATAAATCCCATATAATGCTCCCGCTGCCAGAAAATAAGGCCAGAAGGAAACAAAGAGAGCGATAAGAAGCAAAAATCCAATTGCTTCCCAACTAATGTCAGAACCACCAGAATGACCACGATCATTATCAGAACGACTCGAAGAACTACCACTAATTGCTGCTGGGTTGATAGATTTAATTTCTTTTGCACCAAACATCATCATGCATTGTGCTGACGCATCCTCCCTATTGTTATTTGGACTGATAAACTCAACCACCTCAAGGCGATTGGATTGAGTGAGAATAAATGCTCTCCACTTGTGTTGTGCCATAAAAAAAGAGGTATGATGTGCTTATTATACACACATCATACCTCTTTTGTAAAGTATCTTACCAGTTATTCAATTTTGGGATCGGGTCACCTTTCCCTTCCAATGACCTGACCATCAGTTCTCCAAATCTTTCCATCTTGTCCCAATGTACAGAAGCTGGGTTATAATTGATTGCTTTTCTAAGAGCATCTAATTCAGACCATTCTTCGGTGGTGAGTTGTTCTGTTTTGTGAGAAAGAGTCATTGTTTGATCCCGAATGTGTCCATATCCTAACACTATTTAATGCAAAACTGCTGGTTCTTAATTATTTCTTTTGTTTTGTGTGTACTTTTATTACTTGGTGAATGGACCCCAATTTCCTTTACCACCCTCCATTCTCTCTTCAAGTTTATCAATTAAATTGTCAAACTTCATCAGCTGATCAATGTCAGCAATGAGAGTGGAGATAGTTTTGCATACCAATGGACGTTCTTGGCGGGCAGCATAAGCAAGAGCATTACGCAGTGATGCTTCTGCCTCTTTTAAACTTGTTTCAACTGATTCAGATAGTGCCATGTTATACCTCAAAAATTACTTAGAATGATTGCCGATTGTAGTTCTCCAGAAGGTGCTTGTCATGTCTTTAGATCCTGCCATTTTAGCAACAATGTTGCCATCAATCAACGCAACAAGAGTTGGTGTAGCTTCAACGCCACATTGTTTAGCAAACTCAGACCAAGCACCATCCTCTTTAGCGTTAGTGATAGTCACTACGTTTTCCCAACCTTCTACCTTCTTGAGTTGTGTTTCAGCATACAAGCAAGGTCTACAACCTTCCTGTACAAATAAATGAATTTCTTTCATGATTGTTATTGTTTCATATCTATAGAATTTATAATTTCATAAAGAATATTAGTTGTCTCTATGTTTTCGTATTCTAATATTTCAATACGTTTTTTCAATTCACAAATTTCTGTGTAAATATCCACTTCTGTTTCGCAAATTGGTTTAATTGAAGGAGAAAGCATCCAATGGATAATTTTATTTACCCAACCCATTCTGGTTTCCTCTCTGGCATACGAAGATAATTAGATGCAACCCAAGGTTTGGATGCAATATACATCTTGTAAGCATCAAAAGTGTCAATGCTTGTGTCAAGTTTATACTCATCAGGCATTGCCCTCGCAAATGGAGTTACTTCAGTAATTTTACCCTTTGGAAACAGATAGTATGCTTCAACTAAAGTATTGTAACATGAATGAACCTTATCATAACGAACAGTATATTCATCGCATAGATTCATACCATGTTTAATCAACCAATAGGCATTGTGAATGGATTCTGCTGCCCATTGTGTGCATGGATGATTACGAAATGCTCCTTTTATGGTATTATATGGAGTTTCATCAGTTTTGTGTATGTCTCCATAATTATGATACCATTTCGATGCCACTACGGAGAGCATTTGACAACACTCAAGTGGCATCTTAACGATATGTTTGTCAGGAAGACAAATAGCAGATTCTGCTGGCCATGGTGAAGTTGCGAAGATGTTCAAAGCACACCTACCTCTTTTAGATATTGTCGGTAACGCATGTATCTTACCATGGATGGTTGCCCTGGTACATCAAGTTGATAACAAATTTCACAATAGCACAACCACTCATACCAAGGCGTGGTAGGATCTAATTCATGATATGGATAGTTAGAGTTTTCCACCTACCGTACCTTCATGTGCTTTTGTTTCAGCAAATCCCTCTTGCAATCCTTTTAGATAAAATCTTGTGGCAGAAATACAATTTTCTTCGTGGAGGGATGTAATGAGAGATCTCCCATCTTTGTGATAGCTTTTCCAAGTTTTCCAACGAGATTGTTCCACACGGAATGTATCATCAATCCATGTATGTTCTGCGATTTCGGGATGTTCATTGGTGTTTGTCATTCAAATTCACCTGCACGATTTGTTTCGAGTGTTCCTGAGCGATAAACTCCCTCAATTCTGGTGTTTCCATCCATTCCCAGATTGTGCCGTCTTTCTGTGTATAACTTTTCAGCGTAGTTTGGATTTTCATAAATTTCTACCTCAACATTAATTTCTCGGTCATTCCAATGTCTCACCACCCCAGCAACAATAAATGCGTTGGTGATAAGATATGTAGCAAAGATAATAGATCTAACTATTGCTACTCGGTCTGCCACGTCGTCTTTTTTGTGTGCCTTCTCGCCCAGTGCGAGTGCCCACAGATGCCACAGTTTTTTCATTTTGGTCAAAGAATTGTTCAAGAGGAGAGAATAGTTGTGCCTTTGGTTTTCTACCACGTTTTGGTTTTTCAATTTGTTCTGGTTCTTCCATTGAAGGATCTTGATAATCAATTTTAAGATCCTTCGGATTTAAATTGTATCGTGTTAGATGTTTATCTAAGTGATTTTTACATTGAAACCAACAAACACGATGTTCCTTGCCATCTTGATATTCCAGACGAATAGGAAATCCAAAATGGGGAAACAAATCGACTTCGGTTTTGTTTTTCATCGTCCTGTCACATCCTCATAATCTTGTAGTATACCATACTTGAAGTGTAATTTCAAGCGAGGCCAGTCCTCCCATGCTCCTTTCCAGTCGGCAGGGTAGATTTCAATGTATTTCGTGATAGGATGCTGCTGCAATTTACCACGAGCACCAGTGGGCACCCATTCAAAGTTTAGAAACTTTTTGTTTGGATCATACCGAGGATCATCCTCTGGTATGATCTCGAAGGTATTAGTCCCAATATAATTTGGATACCACAATCTACCTGCTGGGTCTAACCAGTAGTCAGTCATTGTACCACCAATACCATCTTCAATATCTTTGGTTTGACACGTTACATTTGTAAACTGCTCTCCCAAATCATACGATGAGCGGAAATAATCAAACATCCCCATTACTCTTCATCCTCCAATAAATCTCCAACAAGATCTTTCATCCTGTCAAATAAATCTTCAGTTACAGGATAAGTTTTGACTTTACCTGTTTGAACATCATCTGCAAGTTGCGAAAGATATTCCAAAAATTCTTTAGGATAAACGTTATCTTCTCCCAAAGACACCCAAAACCACTGCCTACATTCTTCTGCATCATCGTCATCTTTAAGTAAAGCATAATTAGCATAATTGTCTGTCATAAGATCAGACCAGATGCGAAATGCTCCAGCAATACTTTGCCAACCAGTCATCCAACAATGACCGATCCAATACTCCCACCAGTTAAGATTGACTGTCATTAGAAATCCTCATCTTCAAAAGTAAAGTATTCGTAGATTTGAGACATCACAGCTTCGTCAATGCGCTCCATAATGGCACTTGGCAAAGGATTCTCTACATGTTTATGCGCAAGATGCCAACCACGACGGACACCTTCTTCAATCGCCATCTCTAAGATGACATGGATTTTAGGTTTCATAGTACCTCCCAATCACATTCCCATGAGTCGTTAATATTGACCCAGAAGAAGTATTTCTGGTTCTCGGATGCAAGAAACAGCATACCATCACCTTTGTCCTGCTCTACAATACAGATAGGATTATTATCCATCATGTTAGCAAGGCGATTCTTTGCTTTGCTGGATTTAGGTTTGACAGTAACTCGTCTCATGATTTCAGATGCTTGATTAGCTCAGGAAAGTTTGCTTGACCCTTCCATAATAGACCATAGATGATGGTCATGTCAAGGGCAAATACTATTAGTAAAAATAATGCAATGTATAAGGCATCTTTATCTGACTTTTTCATCGTTTCTTTTTCCTGTCAATAACTTCTACATATGTAACATATCCAGCTGGCACTTGAAACCATCTTGCCATCACTTCATCATACCATTCATACAGTTCTACTTTACCATTTGCATAGAATAGTTTATACTTGTGTCTATCATAATGTTTATCACATGTTTGGTTGAATGTAATCATGGCATGTTCTCAATTTCTTTTGATAAAGAAAGCAAATCACTCTTATCGATAACAGTGAGATTTCCAGCTTTAGATGCTACAAGAGTTCTACAGTATTCTATTGTTTTGCGTATAATGGCGGCAACAAGTTTTTGTTCTGTATCTGCCCAAGTGTTGCGTTCGTGCCACACTTCTTCCATCAATCGTTGTGCTCTGTCTGACATAATTCTGATTTTTCAATTACTTCGTTTGCATACTCCATTATAGCATCAATAAAATCTTGTTCGGTCCAAGTATTAAAAATTGATTCTACTGGATCATTGGAATCCCATGTTATAGTAAAAGATCCGTCTTCATTTTCTGTACAATTAATCATCTTCGTCATCCCAAGGTGCTTTACGATTTAAAATTTCACGAAATCTTTCTTGTAGTTTAGGATCTGGTGGTTGATTTAACCTTTCTACAAGTGCATCAAAGTCTTTCTGTGGCAGAACAATACGTTCTGGTTTGGCTCCTTTACCCCAGAACTGTTCAAAGGCAAATTGATAGTTCATATCAATATATCCACCATTCAATGAACTCCAAAAAGAATTCCAGAGATAATAATCATCAAAGCGAAAACCTTCATGAGACATTAAACGATACCACCACCAGAATGGTGTATACCTAATCGGTTCAAATCCGATGATCCACTTATTTAAGAACACTGGAAAGTTCATTCTTCATCATCCCAAACATACATCTCATACCATCCTTTTGATAAGCACTCAAAGAAAGCAAGACGATCTATATTATCATTATAGTCAAAACGAAAATAGATTGCATCAGTGATTGCATCAAATCCCCATCTAATGAGTTCTAAGTCCATCTTCCCAACCTCAACTTCCGTTCAGGTGAAATACGAGGATCATAAGGATCATCATAAGGATAGATGTATTCGCTACACCAACCCCATGATAATGCTTCCCAGAAGTCATCATATCCAAAATGATTCATCGTAACACGACAATCAATGATATATTCAATATGACGAAAACCTTCAATAAACCATTCCCATTTGGTCATCTGCCAGTATTCTTTCCAGGTCATGCTGTCTCATCACTCCAATAGTATTTCAGTTGATCTCCAGTGATATTTAAATGATAAATCTTACCATCTTGTGTATAAACACCAATCCACAGTGCTCGTTCGTTCATACTTTCCAGGTGAAACAACTTCACCTCTTCCAGTACAATTTCATCTGGGTTTTCAGTCCAATTTACTAATTTAGTCATGAGTAATTAAAGTGTAAGTGTGTTTCCCAAGTGAAAAAGGGTTGATCTCTGCGATAAATGTGAACCTTAACATGATGAGGAATCATTTCAGCATATTTCACCATAAACTCTTCTTCTGTGAGTTCATCAATTCCACCGAAGTAATGCGAACATCCAACAAACTCTTTGAACTTTTCTAACTGACGATCCTTCCCATCAATAATTTGATAATTACGACAAATCATCAACCAGTAAGATCTACCTTCCCCAGTGGCAAGGTAATCAATCGCAAAGAAGCGATAAAATGGTTCAGTCATTCTTTAAATTCCTCACTCGTTCAAGAAACTCATTACTCTGTTGATACAATCGTGCAATCAAATCTTTGATGTCATCAATCGCAATCGCATTATACTCTACATTCATATTTTCGCAAATGAGAGCATCAATCATAGACTCCAGAGCCATTGCTTGCATATGTTCTGG